GTGCTTACATGTCTGACTTTGATCAAACTGCATGTGAGGTAGCGGACACTGATGTTGTCACTACTGCATTTCAATTCGGTGTTATCGCATCTTTGCCTAGCGTGTATGCTAAAGCAATCGTCCGTGACGAGCAGAATCGCAAGATCCGTAGCCTCAAGAACAGTAACTTGCTAGGCAAGATTGGTGACAAAGTAGAGATCGACTTTGAAGTAATCAAGTCTATCTACTCTCAAAAGTGGGGAGTATACTACACTACAGGTGTCACCCCCAATTGCGAAGTTGTATACTTTGCTAGCGCCAAGCTAAATCCAAAGCCCGGTTCACTGTTAAAAATTAAGGGAACTGTTAAGCAACACCGTATCAATGATGTTGAGGGTAATCAGACCCAACTTAACAGAGTTAAAGTAATTACAAACCTAACCAAGGAGAAAAATTGAAAAACTTAATAATTGGTTTTATTTTGGGCTACCTTACATTCGCATTTGTTCAGGGTGGTGTTGATAGTGTAGCATACCATATAGGGTGGGCGTTTGCTGAGATTCAACGATTGTTTGAATCATTAGTACTTTGGATACAAAACTACACACCCCAAAGTTAATCTGAGGCTTGACTTTAGCCTCGTTTTTGTTTATAATAATGTTTTACATTAGGAGTTCTTATGTCTGCAAGCTGGATCAAATCGTTACAAGAAAGTGACTCTAGGCTTCACAAAGAAGAAGTGCTACGCAAAGCACTTGCCGCTAGCAAGCTGGGCAGTGAAAACGCAGACACGTTCTTGACCCTAGCAGGCATGTGTTACAATCCTTATGTCACGTTTGGCGTACGCAAAGTATCTAATATCGAAACTTCTACTTCTCAAGAAAATCCTTGGGAAGACTTCAAAGAACTGCTAGACACATTAGATCACAGGCTAGTGACTGGCAACGCCGCACTTGATGCGGTTGCTGAAATGTCTGCTAGATTCTCAGTAGACGAGTGGAACAACTTCTGTGCCCCTGTCATTCGCAGAGACTTACGAGCAGGTGTTTCTGTCACAACTCTCAACAAGATTCTAAAAGGAACCGATTACGTTATCCCAGTGTTTGGTTGTCAACTGGCAACTAACTCTGAGGGCAGACCTGAAATGTCAGGTGTAAAACGTATCGAACCCAAACTTGATGGTGTGCGTGTTATCATGGAAGTAGTCAAAAAGATGTCTGGCTACGCTATCACTTGCTACTCACGTAACGGCAAAGAGTTTGAGAACTTTGGTCACATCACTGGTCAGATTAGTGAATACGCAGGTAAGATGATCTCACTCATGGGTCCTTCTATCGGCAACATGGGTAATGGATTTGTCCTAGATGGTGAAGTGATCGGTAACACATTCCAAGAACTGATGCGTCAAGCACGTAGAAAAGAAAACGTACAGGCTACAGATTCAGTATTCAATATTTTTGATATCATGCCCCTCAGTGATTTCCGTGAGGGTCATTGCAATGCACAATTGCGTAAGCGTATCGCAGTATTAGAGAACATAAGACCTCTAATCGACATGATGCCCAATGTAGAACTTTTACCCCATGTTAATATCGACTTAGATACTGAAGAGGGTAAGAGCGAACTTCAACGTTATGCCAATGCTCAAGTAGAAGCTGGCTTTGAAGGGATCATGATCAAAGAATTAGAGGCACCCTATGAGTGTAAGCGTAACACTTTCTGGATGAAGTGGAAGCCTACAGCGACATTTGATCTGAAGGTCATAGCACTAGAAGAAGGTACTGGACGCAACAAGGGACGGTTGGGCGCACTTGTATGCCAAGGTGTAGATGACGGTAAAAACATCACTGTCAATGTCGGCAGCGGATTCAGCGATAATGATAGGGACACATTATGGGCTGATCATGTAGAACTTGATTGCGTAGTGGGTAAGACTGCCGAAGTGTTGTGTGATGCTGTCACACAGAACCAAGATGGAACATACAGCCTCAGATTTCCTAGGTTCGTTCGTTTCCGTGATGATAAGTAATACTATGAGAGTAGATAGAATACAAGAAACGGACAGACATAATGACTGGTTATAGTTTATCGTTTATTGCAGGATCATCAGGAAGGTTTTTATCAAATATAACTTATTCACTTTTAAACAACTTGAAAGAAGATATTGATTATTGCGAAGTAAATTCTGCTCATAATACAAACCTATTCAAATCCAACATAGACCTTTCAACTATTCCAGACATAAATTTTAGAGCGAAAATTCATCATGTAAGGCTTTTTAGGTACCTTCATTTTTTGCCCACTGAGTATGTTCCTGTATTACCTACTCATTCTTACCCCATCAGCCAAGATTTAGATTTAAACCCATACTCAAATACCTTTAAGATGATAGTAATAGGTATTAAAGAAGATGACCTTATTGAAATAAACACGAACTATGTTCTTAAAAATCTTCATCGCATCATTAATAATTATATAAGAAATGGGTGTCAAGATTCTATCGAAGACATATATTTGCAGGAAACGCTCAAATTACTAGCAGAATTTAAAATAAATTTTTTAAGTTTGCATAAAAAAGAAGTTATTGAAAAATTTGCAAGGCTACATAGTATCAAACAACTTAAATCAAGTTATATTGGATTTATTGAACCGAAAATTAATCCAAAATACGTTGACAAAACACTAGTGATATATTATAATGAACTGTTTGAAAAAACAAATACAGGGTATAAAGGTCTAGACATGTTGTGTGAATGGTTGAATGTATCACCTTCAAACGAAGTTATAAACAATTACACAAGATATGTTTCGGGACGAGAATCTTTATTACAAAAATTTGAATTTTTAACTAAAAGGAGAAAATTATGCATGACGGTTTGTTGATAAATCTTTTTCAAATAAACGAACAACCAGAAACAGATCCAAACGAAGATATTGACACTGAGAACGGACAGTGTTGCTGTGGTGAATACGATTGTAAAGATTCGTATGTTCACTGGACATCAGGGTATTGACCATGGCTAGGATCATTCGTAGCGAATGGCATCAGCTAGAACGTAGATACTCTGTTGAAGTAGATAGGCGCTTGCTAAAGCAAGTGTATCCTATGTATAACGAAAATCAAATAAATGAAATGTATGTTTCTATCATGTCTGGTAACACAGATGTAAAAGAAATCATGGATGATGCTGAAGGATTAGATATAGTCTGGGCATATGATGGTGATGATCTTTGGACTGATAGGAAGGGTGGTTATGATACCACATATGAACTAAGTGTAGAAGACTAATGGATATTAATTATAATTGGCCCGAAGATTGGCAAAAAGTGGTACCTGAAAATTTGTTAGGTGCCAAGCATACCTTTTCTGACAATGACTCTATAGAGATCGTAGCAGTAAAACTAAGAGACTTTGATGGTGGTATCTCACCTTTTATCTCTTATCAGGTACAGCAAGGACCCGGCATTCCAAGGAAACTTGTGATGGAGTTTAACGAGTTTATTAGAACATACGGACATTTGTTTCCAGATGTTTTCAAATAGCAGACTTTAATGGCTCAGGGGAACTAAATACATGTATGAATAAAAGGAAACTTATACCCCTATGTTTTTAGCATATCTCACATTGATTACTGCACTGACTATCAGTGCCGTAGCCATTTATTATTCGGTATCAGGTCTTGCGGCAATCTTTGCCGCGGCGGTGATTCCTATCATCATTATGGGCGGTGTCTTAGAGACAGCAAAGCTAGTAACAGCGGTCTGGTTACACAGATACTGGGCTGAAGCCAAATGGTGGTTAAAGACGTATCTTAGCATTGCAGTTGCGGTATTGATGTTTATCACATCTATGGGTATTTTTGGATTCTTATCTAAGGCCCACATCGAACAAACAAGTTTAAGCACAGAACAAACTGCACAGATCGAAGCACTAGACGAAAACTTGGCACGTAGCCAATCTAGAGTAGATAGATGGAATGAAGAATTAACACGACTACTAAGCGGCGGTGCTGGTTTCCGTGTAGACGGCTTGCTACAAAGCAACCAAACTGAATTAAATAATCTGTACGACAGAATTGATACAGAAAAGAATAGAGAGCGTGAACTAGCGCAGACGCAGATAGAACAACAGAACCAGCGTGTAGCACAAGCAATTGAACGCAGAGATTCTGCCCTAGAAACATTAGGATCCAGACCTACTATAGGTGGTAACAATTGGGACACTAGAGAAAAATCTATTAGAGATGCCGAAGTAAGTGTGTCTGCGGCTGCACAACGTGAGATTAGAAGTATCAACAGCAATCTTAATACTAAGTTGGCTGAGATTGACCGTAGATATCAACCACAGATCGAACAGTTGACACAACGAATCGACGGGTTACGTAACGACACTACTGAGAAGACAGACGATGTAGACGCACGTATTAATGAACTAGAAGGTTTTGTTGAAGAAGAACAAACTAAGATGTCTACTGTACGTGAAGAAAAAGCAGTGTTAGAATCACAGTACAGAATGTTAGAGGCAGAAGTAGGACCCATTAAATACATCGCTGAGTTTATTTATGGCGAAGAAGCAGACAACAATCTTTTAGAAGAAGCAGTACGTTGGGTCATCATTGTAATTATCTTTGTATTTGATCCTCTTGCTGTATTGTTATTGATTGCATCGCAGTACACATTTGAATTCCACAGAAAAGAATTTGGTATATTTGGATACAAAAAAGATCC